GGTGGTATGTTTAGAACCAATGCACAGTCGTTAGATACAAACGTCACAATAGAAGCTACAGAAAATGCTAACGTCACTGGTCCTTTGACCATAGCAAGTGGTGTGACACTGACAATTAACTCAGGAGGGAATGTAGCAATACTATGAGCAATTTATTAGTGCAAACAATTAAGCATACGAATAATACTACTGCTATGTCTGTGGATAGTAGTGGAAGAGTTCAATTTGAAAATAAACCTGCTTACCATGTTTATTATTCTACTGGTGGTGGTGGTGACGGATTAACAGGAGTTATTGCATGGAATGCTGCAAAATTAAATGTAGGAACTATGTGCAATTTAAGTACAGGTGTAGCAACAATTCCAGTAGCAGGAATATATCACTTATACTTTCATGCTCTTGGAACAAATGACAGTGGTGGTGCTATGGCAGATGACCTTCATATAAGAATAGAAACAAGTACTGATAGTGGCTCTAACTATACTGGGCATATGATTGGTTTGGGTGACCACAGCACTGCTGGCACAGCAGGATATATTGGAACATCAGCAAGTGTAACTCTTGACTTAGCCGCAGGTACGTTAGTAAGAAATAGAGTATCTGCACAATATACCTATGTAGAAAATACAGAACAGCCTTACTCCTACGCAGGTGGATTTTTAATAGGATAAAGATATGAGTAATGAATTAGAAGCACTTAGAATACATAGAAATAAATTACTCCAAGAATCTGATTGGACAGTTATGCCAGATAGTCCTTTGTTAGATAGCAAGAAAACAGAGTGGAAAACATACAGACAGGCATTGAGAGACATTACTAAAACTGCAAAACCGAAGTCTAGTTACTTACCTGCAATATTAGACCTCTCATCTGTAACCTTCCCTACTAAACCGTCATAGGATAAACAATGGCAACTCTCAAAACAAACACACTCACAGGCACATCAACAGCAGGGTCTATTGCCGTCACAGGAGAGGGTAACTCTACAACTACCAACTTACAGCAGGGGTTAGCTAAATGTTGGGCTAATATTGATGGAACAAGCACAGCTCACATTGATGACTCATTTAACACGAGTGGTATCACAGATAATGGAACAGGGGATTATAGCATTTCAATTAATAATGACATGTCTAGCACAGATTATGCTCCCACAGCTAGTACAGAACAGTTTACAGTTATGATTTTTGCTTCTTCAACTAAAACAGCAGGAGTATGTAGGCTAGATGTGGAAAATAGTAGTGGGTCTAATACAGATATCAATGAAGTTAATCTTGTAATTCACGGAGACTTGGCATGAGTACACTAAGAACAAATGCCCTAGAGGGAATGGATGCAAAGAACAGCATCACTATTGTT